GGATACTCCTTTTATAACTACAAAATTAAGAACTATAGCTTGTGATAACGACCCACCGCTTACATTTAAAACGCTAATGCTACAACTACCGGCAGCTACAGCACCCACAGTAAGTTGATACCCACCTGCCGTACCCACACTAGCAACATTAACAATTACAACATCAGTTGCTGCAATAAAACTATTAGTAAATGTAAAAGCAGCCGTAGCATCATCTGCTAAAGCAGCATTGTTCATGGTAATCTGACCACTTTTTGCGTTTAATGTTACGCCTGTGGTTTTGCTACTAGACTGCGTAACGGTTCCGCCGCCGCTGGAGTATCCTAGTTTTCCGGTAGCATGTACTTCGCCTGTACCATTAGGGCTTAAAACTATATTAGTATTAGCATCAATGGTAGATATTATGTTTGAATCTAAACTAATATTATCAACTGACACAGAACCCGTGCCTATTTTTAAAGCTGTTAAAATACCAGTGCCACTGTACACAGGTTTTAGAGTTGCTGTCGGACCGCCATCTATATGAATTAGCTGAGAATATGTGTCTTTAATACTTGAACCGGTTAAATTAGTAGGCATTTAGCATCTCCTAAACAGGGTAGTTGGGGGCTGTAGCCCCCAACTAATTAGTGTTTAGCTGCAGTCTGCAACTACCGCCCAAAGACGCATTACAGCTGCATCAGCAGCATTGACAGTTTTAATGTCAATAGTATCTGCAGCAGCGTAATATTTCCCGTTGCTGTAACCTACTACAGTATTAGGAGTTCCTTCAGCTAAGGCCAATGAAGTAGCATAAGACGCAGCAGTATTTGCGTTTACGCCATCAAGAAACCCGTCTGGGTCTGATGCGTCACCGACATCAATAGTACAAGTCCCGCCTTCTGCAGTAGTAACGTCTAGACCCACCTGCATAACGTAAGTCTTAGCAGGAATAGGCATTACTTCCAGAACGTCACCGCTACCAATAGCGGTTTGTCCTGCAGCTAAACGATCAGCTGCAATAGTAGCCCAATTAAGGGTTACCTCAATCATAGATACTTTAATAAGACCTTTAGCTGGGATTGCAGCAGAGCCTTTGTTAAAGCCAGTGTTCTCGGTATAGGTAGCCATTTATTAGACCTCCGATTAAAGGGTTACAACGGCTTGGCAGATAGCTTCAGGTTTTACAACCTTATAGCCATATACTTGAAGACCGCGAACAATGTTGCCGAAAGTAGTTTCGGAGCGAATAGTTTCCATTTCTGTCATCTGTGATGCAAAAGTGAAACCCATTTTATGGCCAGCAATAACATCGAAGTTAGCACCGGTCTTTTTGATGTTGTGGCTCATATACACTGTGAACCTGTCAATCATACCTAAACGTCCATTACGTAGAGGCGATACACTGTCTCCGGTAATAGATGCGTCTTTAAGGTCTGATCGTTTAATTAACCCCGCCATTTTAGCTGGGATAACAAGATAACGATCTGATTCAGGGGCGTTAGCCTCATCCAGAACAGTACCCATGTTAACAATCAGATCAATGACGTTAGTAGTAGTCAGTGCTTCTGGAGCACCAGCTGTACCCAAGTCAATATCCCCTGAAATACGTCCAGCATTTGCGCCTTTGTTTTCAGCAGCAATATCTGGAAGAATGTCAGTAAGGACGCGCGTATCAATTTTAATTTTCATACGCTCAGATGCGTCTTTGGACCACATATCCATCATGTTTACATCTGCTTGGATATTGTCAACATCGTCTTCGACGCAAGCAAAATACTCACCTTTGTCGATTAGAAGTTGCAACTTAGCTTTATCAGGGTTTTCTACCGCTAGGGTTTGCCCTTTTACATAATCACGAATGGTGATTTCTGGTGTGGTACGGATATTAACCGTGTCACCCATGTTACGAATTTCACCTTCGTAAGCAGTGTTTGAGATTGCTGCCAACACCGTAGCGTCGTAGAAATTCTCAATTAGTTTACCCGACCAGATTTCGGGAATAAAGTTACCCGAATACTGTGGGCTACCGGGGGATACTGGAAATGCCATGTTTTGGCTCCTTGTTTAACTATGCAGCGACTATGCGACCTTCCCGCTGTGCAGCGAAAATGTCACGTTCGATACGGTCACGTTCTTTTTCTTTCCCTTTATACTTTCCCTTTTGTACATCTGTGAAGAAATTTTTAATATCTACAGAGCTGTATGTAGCGGGTTCGTTACTAGATGTAGTGCCGCCGGAGCGACCACGCCCGGGGGCTACTTGTTTTTCTAGTTGGGACTTACTTTGAACTACCGGTGTAGATTGAGCAACAGACGGACCAGTTTGCGCCTTCCATGTAGAAAAGAATTGAGTCACCCTACGAGCATCAAGATTTTTTTGTGCATCATCAAGATATGTTTGGCGACTAATACCTGTCAACGGGTCTACTTCCAACAACCAAGATTGAAAACCTTGGTCGGTGTTTATATCCTGCCAATCAGGTACAGCAGTTTGTATTTCGGACCAAAAAGCCTGTTCAGAAGTAACAGCTTGCCTATGTTGTAGTTGCTGCACTTGCGGCACTACACTGGTTTGCATGTTTTTTATAAGGTTTTCTAACTCATCCATACGTGTTTGCTGTTGCAGAGTTTCTTCACGACTAACACGCCGCATAACGTCAATAGAATCACCGTACTCCTCAACATCTGCATCTGTTACGAGTGCAGGTTTTGGCTGAGTGTCAGTTTTAGTTGGTGTGTTTAATGTTGACATTAATGCTTCAAGTTGTGTAACCCGCGTTTCTAGTTCACGCTTTTCTGCGTGTAAACGTGGGACTTCTGCATTATACATCCCTTGCAACGATTTATACCGCCGCTCAAATGTTTCTTCTTCATCTACATTGTCTGATTGTACTTGCTCTTGACTATCAGACTCGACTGCTTGTTCTTCCGCACTGTCGGCTTCGCTGACTGTTTCAGATACAGAATTTTCAACTACGGCCTCGGGCGTATTTACACCCTGTTCCTCAGTCTCAGTATTAAGTTCTTCGTACAATTTTTGAATAGCCTCAGATTGCTTCTTAACTTGCGCTGGTATTGCCATGCTAAACGCTCCTAACGGTATGCGTAATTAAACAGCTGTCTCATGGTGTAGACTGTGCTGCGTATTCAGGGGACTTTTCAATAAGGTCATAAACCTCTTTAAGAACCTGACACCGCCCCTGTGAACGTGCCACGTTCTCACTACCCAAATTAGGTAGTTTCTCAAGCTCGTGTCTATACCAACTGTCGAGCCATTCGAGTAATGCAGGATACTGGCGAGACAATGCCGCCAAAACCTTAATTGTATCAGGACTAGGGCGCTTCATGCATTACCCGTCGCGTTTGGTGTTACAGTATTAGCATCTGCTCCGCCTTTTGGAGAACCATCAGGTTGTGTAGGTGCAGCTGCAGCTTGTTGTTGGGCTTGGGCTTTAGCTTGTGAACCCAAGCGTCCTTTTTCTCGGGACGGGACTATATCGTCTACTGGCATTTGTAAACCTTTAGCTACCTCGCGTAGCAAGGCTGCTCGTCCATCTTGTCCTACAATTTCTATATCAATCGGATTAGCCGTTGCATTTAAAAACTCTACGCGACGAACATTTACAGTTTCTTTTACCGCTAAGTTAATAGCGCCTCTAGCTATAATTTCTACATCGCCTTTAATAGATTCGTCTTCATCGTAACGCATATTGTAAATAAACTGTCTTTGTACAATAGGTTTAATAATATCATTATCTATGTGCATAACAATTTGACGAATACCTTTGCCAGCAGAACCCATCAGCATAGATAGTCCCGATGCGGTCCTGCCTGCACCTGACACATTAAGGTCTCCTGTAACGTAAGAAGGTACGCCAGAATGGTCATCAGCTAGTTTACTAAACCTATCATACACACCCATAAGTTCATTAGCACGAGAATCCGGTTGAGAAAAACGGACCGCAGGTGCACTAGACCCTAGGGGATCATTAGTTACTTGCCAAATTTTCCACGGAGATAGTTGCGTAATGTCTTCATTAGGAGGGATACGCTCAAGGTTAACCTCAACTTGAGGTCCAGATGCGAGTCCCATATTATTAACAAGGGACCGCGCAGCGGCATTGCAGACATTTTGGAGGTCTTCAATAATTTCGGGGATACCCCGTCCCCAAAGCGCACCGGGAGCTTTAATAAACGAGGTAGTTGCATACGGCTTCTCTCCAAGCGGATCATAGTTAAGAATTGCTTTGATAGTGTAATTACCCACTACCCACACGTTAGCATCATATTCTTTAGCAGGGTCGGGTATCTCTTCTGAAGTTAAACCCCAATCCAGTAGCATCTCACCACTAACTTTACCCCAAAACTCTAGTGCATCATACGTTTCAGTAGGCGAATCATACACGTAATACTTACGTTCAAGCTCGTCTTCCTGCAACTTTACATCTTCGTTAATCCAAGACTGCCCATTACCTATTTCTAATACTTTACGTATAGCATCGTCATCATACCCGGGAACACCTATAAGGTCAGCCAACTGTGTTCTGCTCATAGGGTGGTGTTGAAACAAGTAACCGTCGTTTAATTTAGTAACCCCCGGTTCAGGATACATATTAAACGGATTTACGCGCTCGTATTCCGGTCCTAGCCTGTCTGTTCCTTCGACCATAGTAGCGCCGTCTGGTCCTTTAGTCCAACCAAGCATACGTTGTCGGCGGACAATCGGTCCTTTAACAAACGCACACGGGTAAGTAACCAAATCAGTAATAAAATCATTGAAAGCATCGGGCCAGCCGCCTTGGGCAAACTGGTCATTGATACGTATCTTCATTTTATCGGCACGATTTTGGGCGTCTTGTAGTATTCTAAACCTATAGTCTTGGCTAACCACTTCTTTTAGTTCTTCCATTTCTTCAATAGAAGGAGCTTGTTGGGTAGCTTGGATAGCTTGTAGAACTTTATCCGCAAAAATCTGTTGTATTATACCAGATTGCTCGGGCGACAAATCAGGAATAGGTGTAGGGGTTAAATCCCAAGGTGGAGTTCCTGTATCTAATAAAATGTCGCGAAGCCAACTTTCAGCCCCACGACATTTTACTTCAGTGAGCATCATATATACTTCAGACCCGCCTTGACCTTGAATCTGTCGTAATTTGTCCGCCTCGTACTGTCCGGCTCGTTGGCGTAGTGCTCTCAGCATTATGTCTTCGATGGGTTTTTTAGCAATACGTGCTGCATCCCAACATTGTCTTAGGTAAGAAGTAAGTCCTAAAATTAACTCTGTGTTTTGACGGTCTTCAAGAGCACGATTAGAAGCAGCTTCCTCATCACGTACCATCTGGTCGTTACTAACAACACGTAATACAGAAAGTCCTACCATATTTATTTACCGCCGCCGCCTTTGGTTTCATATGCCTGTTTATACGCCCTATCGCTAAGACGTTTTAAACTTTGTTGGACAGGATCATTAGATAACATGCCTTTTTTATTGTTCGCAACACGCTTTAAGTCTGCGGCTGCGGCAATCGCAGCGGCTCTGACTTCGGTATCTTTTCCGCCTCTAGTTATAAATGTCCTTGTAGATGGCTTACGATAATCCATTGGTCTATTTTCGGGCATGTGTACCTCCTGTGAATATGGGCAAGTATATACACGCATAAAATTTTTAAACAAGTAAAGAAAAAGCCCACCGGCAGTGGAGGAAAAACCGGTGGGCTAGTAGGAGAACTAATGA